AGGGTGAAGGAGGACCAGAGCTGGCCAGCATTGGAGATGCCCCATAAACGGTCATCCCATTGGGCCAGGTACTTGGTGTCTTTGGCGCCATGCGCCCAGTCGGTGTTATTGCTGCCGTCATAGCTGGGCACGGTAGCGTAGCTGTAGCCGCTGCCGCCGCTGTCATAGTGAGCCAGCACCAGGTAGTTCGTGCCGTCGCTCTTGGTGAAATTCAGCGCATCGGTGACCTGATCAGGGACAGTGAAGCTGTCGCTGGCGTGCGCCCCTATGGTTGCGTCTTCGGATCTGCCGTCCCACCAGTAGTTGCTGGCGTTGTTGTAGACATATATCAGCGGGTTTTCTGACACGGAGCCATTCCACACCGCATAGATCAGGTCGTTGAATTCGATGATCGCAGCTATGCCTGTGCCTGCCCCTGCCGTGACCAGGCCGTGCGCTATCGTGTCGGTCTGGTTCGCAAGGTTGCCCAGGACGAGGTGGTTCTTGTATCTGAGTTGGCAGTCAGACCACCATGCCCGGTTAACGTCCCCGCCGGACTCCATGCGGTCTATGCCCACGCCGCCGCGCCAGTCAGACCAGGCAATGATCGAGGTGCGCGTCTGGCTGTCTTTGCTTGTGTCCCCGATGACCACTTTGGAGGGGTAGATGGAGGCGAGGACGCTCTGGACAGGGCGCGTCGTGGGGTAAAAGACCCCGTTGAGGCTTATCTCATTGAGATCTGTGACGGTGGCGGCCATTACTCGACCAGCCGTATGTCAGTCAGCAAGGGGAAGCCCCTCCGCGCAGAGGATGACATGCCCATCCAGAACCCCGCCATATTATTTTTATTATCTGGGTCAGTTGTCGGTCCGCCGGAGGCAGAGGCGAATGCGAGGGCCGTAGCCCTGGCGATCACATACTGCTCGTCTATCTCAGAGGTGGCTGAGTCAGTTGTCAGCAGAGCAGGCTTGTCCCCGCCCACCAACTTGAGCAAACTGTACCTGGCTGCGCCGTGGGCGTAGTTGTCGAAGACGATGTCCTTGGCCTCTTTGTCGATCCGCCACAGATTCCTGGGCATCTTCACCCACTGGGCCGAGTCGTTCTTGACCACGCTGATATCGTCCAGCCACACCGTGCAGGCGCCTATAGCTGAATCATACTCCAGGCCCACAGATATGATCGCCGTGTCGCTCCGGGGGTTGGCCAGGGCCACCCGACAGAACGTCCAGGTGTCTGCGCTGAGAGCCGGGACATCCAGGGTCTCCAGGGGAGACGCGCAGCTCGCGGTGTTGTCGAGGAGAATCTTCAGATTCCCTGACGATGTGGCCAGGGTGCTTCTGGCCCAGAACTCGATATAGTCATAGGCCGAGATGTCTTTGGGGGCTATGGAATCGGTGGCGACATCTCCGGCGCTGGCCCCGGCGGCGATCACGAACCTGTTGCTGGCCGTGCCCTGCTTTTTGATCTTGGTGTCAGCGGTGACCGTGATATCCGAGTCAACCGTCTCGTCCATTGCGGAGTTCAGCGACAGCAACCGGGTGAAGTCCACGGTTGAGCGGTAGTAGATATTCTGGATCATCGACAGCCCGGAGGGGATGTCGAACCGCTGGGTCAAGCCATCGGTGTGCAGGTCCAGCTTCTCGACAGGATCGTAAGCCTGGCCCGTGGCGTCGATGACGGCCTGATTGATCAGGTCGTCGATCCGGGCCGGGGAGTAGATATCGTCCCACAGCTCATAGGTGTCGCTGGCCACCGACGCATTGGTGAAGGCGGGAGACACCGTCAGAGTTGTGGTGGAGCTAACGTAATCCGATACCCTGGAAGCCTCCACGGTGGAGGCGGAGGCGTCGTTGAAGACCACCCATTTGCCATTGTGGTTGTCGTCGCCGCCTCTAAGGGTGTTATCGACAATCGTGGTGGTCGAGCCAGTGCCACTGGCAGACGATACATAGACGGCGCCGAGGTTATAGCCGATGCTCTGGCGCAATTGCGCCCTGGTGCGCCCCTGGACTACAGCCATAATCGCGCCTCGCTAGTATCTCTTGGACCTTACCTTCTTGCCGCTGCGTTTGGCGTAGGATTTGGCGGCCTTCTTGCCAGCCTTGCTATACGGAAACTTTTTCCTTCCCACCCTCGGCATTGCTTTTCTCCTCTAGCTCGGCAATCTTGGCATCACGCTCGGAGATGACCCTGGACAAGGTGGCGAGCTGAAGCTCCAGGTTGGTGATCTGGTTCACCTTCTGTTGCAAGGCCATCCGTATGTCCTGTTCCGTGATCTGTATCTCGGTGGCGTTGTTGTTGGTCATAGTAAATCCTCCTACCGTAGACCATCGTAATAGATTTTATTGTTGGAGCTATTCTTGCGCTTGGCCGAGCTGACCCTGATCTGCTCGAGGATCTTGCCGATCTCCTTGCGCTGGCCTGGAGTCGGAGCCGGCTTGGAGTGCTTCATTCTTACGTCGATGAGCCAACTTTCAAAAGCATTGCCAACCATCTCTTCGATGTGGGCAATGGATGTCTCATCATCGACAAGCACCCGGAACTGATGCCTACGGCCCGTGACCTCGTCATGGACCTTGAACTGGTACTCATAGATCTTCTCGCCAGTTTCGGCATTGCGCCCCACCTGGGCGACCCCGGTGTGGGTCACCCCAGGCGGGGTCCATAGTTCCGTTTCCTTGGGGCTGGCTACCATTAGTACAGGTTCATAAGCATGACTGTGTGGTACTCGTTGTCCACACCAGCCTTGCCGTGCACCCTCGCAACCGCAGGGGTCGTATCTGCGCCAACCGCCAGGAACTGGCCCGCGTGGTTTGAGCTTGCGCCAATCAGGGTGCCCATAGCAGGCGTTCCGTCCATGGCAACGGTGGCTATGCCAGCCACCTGCACCCAGCCGAAGTAGTCAGCCGTCATGCTCATGCAGGTAACCCCGACAAACCTACCAGCAACAGCGGCGGGGGCGACGACGACATCCTTGTAGGGACTCTTAATCAACCCTGCCGTCTCTGTGCCGTTGGTGATTGCCGTAACTAACCCGTCTGGCTCATCGAGCGTGGCGGTCAACGCGCCTGCTGAAGCAACATAAGCGTGCTCTTTTATCTTGTACATCTCATGCGGGTTGGCAGAGCTTCCCAGGATGGGTACGTTGATGAACAGATACCCCTCCGCATAGAGGTTCTTCGCGGCTGCGGTGGCGCCAAGCGTCACTGCAACTGTAGTTGAGCCAGCAGCGGTGGTCGCAACGGCGAGGTCTTCATCGTGGTTTCCGGCAGGGGCTTCGCTCGCAACGAGCAACCCTTCAGTTATCGCAGTGCCGCCAACCTCAACATAGCGGAACTTCCTGCCGTCCACAAACTGCATCTCCGTCCCCAGCTTGTGGCGCTGGGAAGATGTCTGCTGCTTCTCCCATCCGTAACTACCGCTTATCGTTGTGGGGAATGCCATTTTAGCCTCCTAGCTTACTGTTACAGGTTTCTTATGCACCCTGCGACCAACCGATATAATAATCCAAGCAGCCTCGGTCAATCTTTACAGCTACTCAAATACTTGGTGCGTCTTCATGTGAACACGCAGCCTGGATAGCGCCCCCGCCTTAGTCAATGCCGTCACTGGATCGCCACATTTCTGGCAGACCACCGATTCTACCTCGATATCCACCTTGCCTTCCTCCGCAATCGGCTCGACGTGGGCATTCCGAATGCTACACCACCTGCATTCGCAGGTTTCTCCGGGCAGGTATGGGAGCATGCCCAACCTAGCCTTCTTGAGAACATAGTCGGGGTTCCCCGGAACCCCCTTTAGGGGGGTTCCTACGGGAGACGACACATTGCCTTCGTTATCCAGCCCCGGAGCATGGCGGTATAGGGTGGCCTTGGGTTGCCATTCATCGATGTACTCCCAAGTGTACCCCTGAGCCACCAGCTCCGCTCTCATCCGCTGTCTATCAGTTGTTGTCACCATGCTAGTCCTCCTCTAGGCATAAGCCTAATCTAGCTAGGCGCTAGTGGATGGCGCGGCAGCATCGTAAGTGAGCGGCGCGCCTCGGGAATCGTCAAGCTCGAACACGCCGTAGTCAGCGGTGATCACCAACTCGGTGGCCCGGAGGGATGCGTCCCTCTGCCTCTCGGTTCTGTTGTCCACGCTCTTCAGCACGGCCAGGGCCGACTTCTCTGCGATCACGCCGATGGCGTCGTCGCTGGAGTCAACCGAAAGGTTTCCATCCTCAAAGATGGGGACTCCGTTCAGGGGCCTTAGACCACTGAAGAAGTTGCCGAGCAGGTCCGAAGACCACCCGGCAGGAACCGGGTAGGTGGACGATGCGGTCACCGCCGTGCTTGCGATGTCGAACACAGCGTTCGGATGCTGGAGTATATAGATCTGGCTCCCGAACTTGTTCGCCTTGGCGTATGTGATCGCGCCTGCCACGTTGGCGAGGCTCATGGTCGCGCCGGCGGCCCCAAGGGTTGTCCCGCCGTTAAGCCCCGAGTAGAGGGCATGGACATCGGTGTCTTTCTTTCGGGCCATGCCGTCGCCCAACTGCCTGCCCACGATGGACATGACGTTGGGGGCGGACTGCCGGACAAGCTTGTCGGTCAATATGACCTTGGCTCCAACCTCAGAGGCCGTAAGGTCCACTGTGGTCATGCCAATGTCTTCCTCATCGACAATGTCCTGGCCGTCTTGGAGATCGCTCATCGACATCTGTCCGACCTTCGGAACCGTCACCTGTTTCTCGCCCTTTCCCAGGGAGAAGGATTCAATCAACGCCAACGCCGGAGCGTTATGCTCCTCGGTGAACAGGGCAGCGGCAATGATTACTTTCTGGGCATTCTCTAGATTACCTGTCGTGGCTGTCTGAGCCATTTAAGACCTCCTAAGCCTTATTCCATACCTACTGCGCGTCTGGCCGCCGCCACAGCGTTAGCTGATCTGTCACCAGCATTATACCTGTCCAACCAGCCACCGTCATTAGACGCGACCTGCGGCTCGCCTTGCGAGCTGTCGTATTGCTGTGGCGGAACCCGGGCTTTTCGTAGCTGAGTCAGTTCGGCTTGGTCTTTGTAGTTGTCGGCTATTCGCTTGGCCAATTCCTCCATTATCTGAGGAGTCTCAGCCTGTCTGAGAACAGGCAGATCCTCCATGCTGAGTTTGTACTTTTGGGCGAAATGTTCCGAGGCTGCCACCTTCCCGAGAAGGTGCTGGCCGTACTCATCGGCTTTTCCCATCAAGTTCTGCTGCGCCTGTCGCGACTGAATGTACTGCGTTGCCTGCTGCTGCGCCTGTTCAGGGGCATACCCTTGCGACTCGAGCTGTTGCTGATAACTCCGGACCTCGTTCTGAATGGCCGCCTGCTGCCTCAGTCGCTCGTATTCAGCGGCCTGGGTCTGAAGCTGCTGAATCTGCTCCGGCGTGGGCTGGGGCGGGGCCGGAGACGTTTCGGGAGTCGCGACTTCCGGGGCTGGCGGGGAAGCTGACGCTTCTGGCGCAACTGGCGGCGCGTCAGGAACCGTGGCCTCGCCCTCCGTTTCCTCGGCGTCTGGCGGCGACTCGTCAATGTCGATCTCGGGAGCGGCATTGAGTTTGTCTATCTCGCTGAGTATCGGATTCTGCGGCTCTGGCGCCGCCTCTTCAGGCGGGGCATCGGCCCCCGGCAGCGACTGCTGGGTCAGCTCTTGATTATCTGTTACCATCCTATCCCTCCTAATATGGGCTTTGTCTATATGATCCCGGGAGCTTGCCGTAAAGGCTCTGATAAAACGCGCCGTTCTGGTAGATGTAAGGGGTGTTGGCGAACCACATGATCAGCAATTGGTCGATCTCAGGGTTCTTCGTAACTACCTGGTAGCGGTGGGCCTTGCGAGCCAGGTTCATGTTCTTGATGACCTGCTGGATAGCCCGATTGGGGTGGGCCTGCAATCTGCGCCGCTCCTCTGCCGGAGCCGCCAGGTACTCAGACCAGATTCCATCGGCGGTTTTGCCGATAGAATCCAGTAGTATTGGGTCTAGCCCCTGTTTGAGAGCGAGCATCTCATCCGGCTCAAATATCTTGTCTTCCCAGTAGCCGCTGTCCTCGATCTGCCCCAGCGCGTCGTAGTACTGGTCCACGAAGGGATGATGCTCGCCTTGATCGAGCCACTTGTTGAACCGCTCGGCCAGCCCCCCGGACTCATGAGCCATCTCGTCATCCCACTGAGCTATTTCACTTTCCCACTCTAGGTCAAAAGCAGTAAAGTTAACATCATTGGTGACGGGGTCCGTGTGTTTCTTACGCACTTCTGCCCACTTATGGATAGCCCAGTACAGCGGCTCCTTGGCTCTATCGGGCGGCTCG